ACAGTTGTTGATTCAAATCCGCAGCGCTGTTGACAATAACGGCAAGCGTATCCGTCTGAAAGCTGAACAACTCGTGGTTCCTCCCGCTTTGGAATTCCAATCGGAAGTTATCTTGAAGTCTGTTCTGCGTTCCGGCACTGCTGATAACGATCTGAACCCCATCAAGTCCACCGGCATGTTGCCAAAGGGCGCTCATGTGGTTACTCGTTTGAGCTCTTCTAAAGCATGGTGGATCCAGACCGACGCTGAAAACGGCTTGATGCTCGTTATGCGCCGTCCTATGGAAAAATCGATGGAAGGCGATTTCGAAACTGATTCGATGCGCTATAAAGCCACCGAACGTTATGCGACGGGTTGGCACGATGCGAGAAATATTTATGGCACTGCAGGTCTGTAATCTAACCGATTAATCTGCTACAATGGCTCCCAACTCAAAAGGTTGGGAGCCTTTTTTATGCCAAAAGACAAAGAAAACCAAAAACGCATAGCTCGTGAGTGGTACGAACGCAATAAAGAAATTACCAAGCAACGTGCCCGTGAATGGGAGTTAGCTAATCCGGAAGCCACAAAACGTAAAAAAACAAAATGGCGCGAAGAAAATCGAGAACAGCATAATGCTATAAACCGCAACTATTGGGCTAAAAACTTAGATAAAAAAGCTGCATTAGAAGCAAAACGCCGCGCAGCCAAGCTGCAACGCACACCATGCTGGCTAACCAGCGAAGGGTTGTGGTTGATAGAAGAATACTATCATTTAGCGCAAAGACGCACTGAACTGCTTGGGTTTCCTTGGCACGTTGACCACATCATTCCGCTACAGGGTCGTAATGTATCTGGTTTGCATGTGCCGGAAAACTTGCAAGTGATACCAGGCGCAGAGAATATAAAGAAGTCAAACAAGTATGATATTTGGGGCATTTAATGCGTAATTTCTGCATTAGTAGTTATAGGAAGATTTTGCCCCCAACAGACTACTGAACTTCCCAGTAGACGATCTAGCGACTGAGTGGGGCTATAAACTCTAGATAGGAATAAAACCCATGTCAGTTACTTTCAATCAGCCGATTCGTGTCTACAAATATAACAACCCCACGAACAACGGCGTCATCGCTCCCGACAACACTGGCGTAGTGTCTGTCAGCCAACAAGTCACCTTCTCTGGTGTTAACGCAGCTGGTGCTATCACCACCTACGGCACTGGTAGCTCTTCTACCACCCAAGATCCCGTGTGGATCCCCGCTGGTGCTGCTATCACCAACGTGCGCTTGTTTGAAACCACCGCTCCCTCGGCTTTTACTGGCATGGTTATTACTGTTGCTGTTAACGGCACTTCTGTTGGTACTATCACTCCCACCACCACTGGCGGCGTGATTTCTATTGCTTTCACTGCTACTGCAGCTGTTGCAGCATTGTTGGCCAACGTGGGCACCAGCGACGTTCAAGTTACCTTCACTGTTGGCACTACTTCTGGCGTGACCGGCACTTTGGCTGGCATGTTTGATGTTAGCTATTCTGCTCGTAACTTTGACGGTTCGGTCACTAACGTGGGCCAAGGTTACACCAACCAATAATTAATTACCTTGGGGGCCTAGTGCCCCCGATTTAACTTATAAGGAATTAATTATGGCATCGAATCTCGTCTCGAATCTCCAACAGCATCCTTCAATTATGCCCTCTGTTACCATGCAGGGTGCATATGAGCCGTTTGATTTACAAGTTGCTCGTAACCAAATTGCTGGTCATCAAACTGTTAGCATTTTTGGTTATCAAGCATCCGTTGGCACAACCCCAATTCCAATTTGGGAAAATGCTTCAACTTACACTTTTCCCACATCAGCATCTACCCTGACTCTAGTTAGTACTTCTACGTCGGATAATACCAGCGCATCGGTCCTTATTAGTGGTTTGGATGCTAATTTTAACCCCATTTCAGAAACGTTGTTTTTGAATGGCACTACGGGTGTCACTACGGTTAATAGTTATTTGCGTGTTAATAGTTTGGTTATGGTGTCTCCAGGCACTAGCCAAGTTACAAATGTTGGTACTATTACCATCAAGCAAAGCACTAATACTTTGGCTCAAATTAACGCTGGCGTTGGTAAATCACAAAGCACAGTTTTTACTGTGCCAAATGGTTATACTTTCTATTTAGATTTAGCAGAAGTCAATACTTCTAATAGCTACACTGGCAGTGTGATTGTTACGTATCGTGTTCAAGCGTTAAACAACGTGACCGGTGTTCAATTGACTGTGTTGCAACAACCTTTTGTCTCCTTGTACTCAGCCAACCGCGCATCGGATCCTTTTGCGTATACGCAAAAAACCGATATTCAATGGCAACTTTCTGCAAGCACAGGCACTATTGCGGCTGGTGTTATTGTAACTGGTAAGTTGATTAAGCTCGACGGTCAAACAGCGTAAGGCACTTAAATGCCTGTCTACCTTGATACCCGCGCAAACTCGGTTTTATCTATTGCAATTTGTGATAGGTGTAACCGTAAGTTCGCCTATGTAGATTTAATGCCAGATCCCAACTTTCCTGGGATGCGGGTATGCAAGGATGATTTAGATAAGTTTGACCCTTGGCGCTTACCTGCTCGTCAAACTGAAAACATTGCGCTTCGGTTTCCTCGTCCTGATGTTAATATTGCGTTGACTGCCAACGAGATCTTAACTACAGACGGGTATGGTAATAACGCAATCTTTATTGAAGGCGTTCCAAGTGGCAATACTCAGGGCGATTTGAACTACAACAGCACTGCAGTATCAAACAATTCTTTGGCTGCGATTATTTACTCTGTGACACCTAACAATGGCACAAAGTTGGGCGGTACAAACGTAACAATCCAAGGCAACAATTTTACCAATACTACGAATGTGGCGTTTGGTGGAACACATGCCGCAAGTTTTAATATTTTGAATTCGACCACAATAACAGCCGTTACGCCAGCTTATGCTGTGACGGGTCCTGTTAACGTGACTGTGACAACCTCTTTTAATACTGCAACCTTCAACGGCGGGTTCACATATAATTAAATGGCTGATCAGTCGATAACCCAACTTCCTGTTGCACAGACCGTTACGGGCAATGAACAAACAGTCATTGTCCAAGGCGGCGTTACTAAGCAGGTCCAAATCAGCCAAATTGCCAACGCAATTTCGCCGGGAAAGTTGATCACGAATGTTGCGTTTAATTCAAGTAATTACTTGGTGTTTTACTACAGCGATGGCACAACATCATCTGCTGGCCCAATTCCTGGCTATATTGCTGCAACTGTAAACGGTGCAGGCCACTTAATTCTAACCAATTCAACTGGCGCTATGACAGATGCCGGTTATGTGATTGGACCACAAGGGCCTAAAGGCGACACCGGCGCTACTGGTGCTGCAGCAACGCTAACAGCTGGAACAGCAACCACACTGCCTTACGGCGCAACACCCACCGTGACGAATGTGGGTACAACATCCAACGCAATTTTTAATTTTGGTATTCCACAAGGTGCGCCTGGTGGGGATGTGACGTTGCAAGATGATACAACCACAAACGCAACGCGGTATCCTGTGTTTGTAAGCGCTACAAGCGGCAATGTGACAACCGAGTACACCTCGTCTACTAAATTGCAATATAACCCATCAACAGGCGGATTTTCTAGCCCAATTTTAACGGCTACTACCGGCATCGGTGGCGGAGCTTTTTAAGGAATAAAAATGGCACAATTTGGCTATACGCCCATCCTGTTATACGCATCAAGTACTTCTGGAAATTCACCAGTTGCTTCTAGTCTAACCAACAGCTCAAGCGGTTCTGAGTTGGCCATCAATATCACTGATGGTAAGCTTTTTTACAAAGACAATACAAACACCATTCAAGTGCTGGCCTCAAAGGGGGCTGCAGCAGGCACATTTAGTAACGTCACGATTACTGGTGGTTCAATCAACGGGACCACAATAGGGGCTTCAACGGCCTCTACGGGCGCTTTTACAACGCTGAGTACCACAGGCCTTGCCACACTGAATAGCTTGGCATTGGGCCTCACAGGCTATTTGTACGGTAATGGCGCGGGTGCAACCACAGCAAGCACCACAATCCCAACAACATCGCTATCTGGTACTATTACCAACGCTCAGTTGGCAAACAGTTCGGTGACGATTGGTTCAACAGCAATTTCGTTGGGTACTACGGCTTCAACGCTTGCTGGATTGACCAGCGTGACGGTGACGCAAGACCCCGTATCGGCACTACAACTGGCCACTAAACAGTACGTTGATTCGGTGGCTCAAGGGTTGAATACCAAAGCGCCGGTATTGGTTGCTACGACAGCCAACATCACGCTGTCTGGTGAGCAGACAATTGACGGTATTACAACATCGTCCAGCCGTGTGCTGGTTAAAAATCAATCAACTGCAGCAAATAACGGTATTTATGTGTCTTCTTCGGGCGCATGGACCCGCTCTAGTGATGCCAACACATGGAACCAATTGGTTTCTGCTTATGTGTGGGTTGAAGAAGGTACTTTGCAGGGCGATACGGGTTGGGTTTGTACGGTTGACCCAGGCGGCACACTAGGTGTTACTGCGGTTACTTGGGTGCAGTTTGCTGGCGCTGGTTCGTATACTGCCGGTACTGGACTGACGCTCACTGGCACACAGTTTAGCATTACGAACACAGCTGTAACTGCGGGTTCTTACACGATTGGCAACTTCACGGTCAATGCTCAGGGGCAATTGACTGCAGCGTCCAGCTCATCAACCACGGGTTCTGGTAGTGTGGTGTTGGCCACATCGCCAACACTGGTAACGCCCAATTTGGGCACACCTAGCACGTTGGTTGGTACAAACATTACTGGCACGGCATCGGGCTTGAGTATTGGTGGTAATGCTGCAACGGCTACCACAGCGACAAATGCCACCAATGTGGCGACCTCAACGGGTAGTGCGACAACCAACTATCTTGCCTTTGTGACGGCCACATCGGGCAACAATGGCATTACGGTCAACTCTGGATTGACTTATAACGGAACATCAAACGCGATTACCGGCGGCATCAACGGCGGAACTTTCTAAGGAAGAAACATGGCACAAACTGGATACACGCCCATTATTTTGTTTAAGTCTGGCACGGCCAGCAACGTTCCTACTACTAGCAACTTGGCTGTGGGTGAGTTGGCTATAAATTACGCCGATGGAAAACTTTACTACAACACCGGTTCAGCGATCAAGGTGTTGGCTGGGTCGGGTGGTGCTGGCGTTGTTGCAGGCTCGAACACACAAGTTCAGTACAACAACAGCGGTGCATTTGGTGCTTCTGCCAACCTGACTTATGACGGGACATCCTTTTCCGTTATTGGTCGTTTGTATAACGGCTCTGCTAGTACGTTTGGTTCAAGCACATGGGCGATGAGCCTTGGTAACGGAGGCGTTTCGGCAAACTATTTCAAAGCCGATTCTACTTATTGGCAAAATAGTTCTGGTACGCAAACAATGCAGTTGTCGGGTGGTACGTTGACCCTTGCCAATGACGCCTCTATTAACAGCTTGACGGTTGGTTTGGGTAATAGCGCCATTTCAAGCAATACGGCTTTTGGTAATTCGGCTTTATCGGCAAATACAACTGGCTCTGCAAGCGTAGCGGTTGGCTATCAATCACTAAAAGCGCAGACAAGTGGATATAACAACAATGCGCTAGGTTTCCAAGCGTTGTTTAACAACACAACTGGCGCATCAAATAATGCTTTTGGTCAAGGTGCTTTAAAGGCAACAACTACTGGTTCTAACAACTCAGCATTTGGTGATAGCGCACTTCAAGCCAATACCACAGCTAATAACAACACGGCTGTGGGCTATCAAGCCGCGTACAGCAACCAAACAGGTTCAGCCGTTGTAGCCATTGGTAATTCTGCTTCTTATAGCAACACAAGTGGCGGCACTACCGTAGCAGTCGGTAACAGCGCACTTTACACTAACTCCACTTCCACAAATCTTGTTGGGGTTGGTTATCGCGCCTTATACAACATCACCACGGCTAATAGCGTTGCAATTGGCGCTAATGCGGGCTATGCAACCACTGGTGTGGGTGGTGGTATTTTGGCAATTGGTACTAATGCATTAACCGCAAACACAACCGGTAATAGTAATACTGCGGTTGGAACACAATACAACACTTCTGCGGCATTAGCGGCAAACACAACGGGCAGCTACAACATTGCTGTAGGTGAGGGGTCTTTATCATCCAACACCACAGCCTCACAAAATACCGCTGTAGGGTATCAGGCGGGATATAGCAACACCACAAATGGAAGTAATACGTTTTTTGGTTATCAAGCTGGGTTATTAAGTACGGGGTACAGAAATACTTTTATTGGCATGGGGAACCTTGGTGGCTCAGGTTCTGCTGTAACAAGTGGGTATAGCAATGTTATTTTAGGCGGTTACACCGGCAACCAAGGTGGCCTAGACATCCGCACAGCAAGCAACTACATTGTTCTGTCTGATGGGGATGGGAATCCACGTTTGCTTTGTGATGCAAGTGGGGACGTTATTATACCCGGCGGTGGAACAACAATCTCACAGGCTGGCACTTTTACGATTTATGGAACAATCGCAAATCAAAATGTATTAAACGTAATATCCACAAATACAAGCGCTTCACAATACATTCTTAAT